AAAATCTCAAACAGCTACAAGAAAAGGTATTAAAAATAAAGCTGGTAGTGGAGAGATTAAAAACTTAGGCGATCTTTGTTATGAAGTATTAGAGCCTGTAAGAGTTAAGTTTGATAAGCCTGTTACAATTACATCTGGCTATCGTTCAGAAGAATTATGTGAAGCAATAGGTAGCAAAAAGACATCACAACATACCACAGGAAATGCTACTGATTTTGAAATAGCTGGTGTTAGTAATTTACAAGTAGCTTTATGGATTCAAAACCATTGCGACTTCGATCAATTAATCCTCGAGTATTGGACAGGCGAAGCTAATAGTGGGTGGATTCATGTATCGTACAAAGATGGCTCAAATAGAAAACAAGTATTAACATTTGATGGAAAATCATATACTAATGGATTACCTGATGCAAAATGGTCAGGTGGCAAACTAACTAACTAATAGGAAAATATTATGCCAATGGGAAAAGGAACATACGGAAGTAAAAGAGGCAGACCAGCAAAGAAGAAAAATAAAAAAGATAAAAAGAAAAAGAAGAAGTAATGGCTACAAAGAAACCTATATACGCAAAAGCTAGACCAAAAAGATTAGGGAAACCAAAGTCTTTTAATAAGAAATCTAAAGCATATAAATCAGCTAAAAGAAAAGCTGATAAGAAATTTGGCAAAAAGGTTTCTTTGTATAAAAACATATTTATTTCACAAGCTATAAAAAAGTATAAGCCAAAGAAGAAAAAATAATGCCTAAACTTAACGCATTGCAGAAAATAGAATCACACGAAAAACTTTGTCGTATAATGCAAAAATTAACTCACGATAAAATTCATTCAATAGAAGAAAGAGTAAAACGATTAGAAAAAATTTTACTAATATCTACAGGCTCATTGATTAGTGCTATGGGCTATGTAATATTTACATTATTATCAAAATAAGGTACAAGTTATGCTTGTATGAAGAATAAAAGAATCCTTGTCATTTCTGATATGCACCTACCTTATCAACATAAGGATTCAATAACATTCTTAAAAGAAATCAAAAAAGAATTTAAACCAGATACAATAATTAATATTGGCGATCTATTAGACTTTCATGCCATATCAATGCACGAACATAATCCAGATTTATATTCTGCTGGACATGAATTAGATAAAGCTAAAGAATACATACAACAATTAGAAGCAATATACCCAGAAGTTACAGAAGTTGATAGTAACCATTCAAGCCTAGTTTATAGACGAGCATTAAAATATGGAATGTCTAAACAATTCTTAAAACCTTATGGAGATTTTTTAGGTACTAGAAAATGGAAGTGGGTAGATGATTTAACTATTACTATGTCTAATGGTCAAAGATGCTTCTTTACACATGGAAGAAGTGCAGATGTATTAAAAGTAAGTCAAGCTATGGGTATGTCAGCAGTTCAAGGCCATTATCATACAAAGTTCGTAATAAGCTATTGGGCTAATCCTGATAATCTATTCTTTGGAATGAATGTAGGTTGTTTAATTAATCAAAAGTCTATGGCCTTTAGTTATGCTAAGAACTTTAAGACTAGGTTTATTCTAGGTTGTGGAATTATTATAGATGGCATACCTAGACTACTTCCAATGGTAATTAACAAAAAAGGCGATTGGATAGGTAAAATTGTCTAGGTTAAAGCCACACAGAGCCACAGAGAAAGCTACTGACAAGCAAATAGGTGGAGATCATTATAAACTACCTATAAGCCCTTTAAAATTTATCTTAGCCAATAATTTAAACTTTGTTGATGGAAATATAGTGAAATATGCAGTGAGGAACAAACAAGGCGAAAGTTTAGAGCAAAAGTACAATAAGATAATACATTATGCAGAACTTGGTAAAGAATTATTGAAAAATAAAAAATAAGGAATATTAGGAATGAATGAAATTCACTTATTTAATTTATTCAATTCTTGTAGTATATTGGACAACATTATTAATGCTAACAAGAAATACTTATTTATAATATGTGGTTAGGACTTTTAAAATTTGGATTTAAAACAGGTGCAGAAATCTATAAAAATAAAAAAGAAACAAAAATATTAGAATCTGTTGCTGAAAAAAAACAAATGCAGAGGGTTATTGATGGGGAGATCGAAATGGTTAAAACTATCAAAGAACATCAATCAAACGATTTAAAAGATGAGATCGTACTTTGTCTTATCTCAATCCCTCTGTTGGTCGCTGGTTGGGGGGTCTTTTCAAATGACCCAGAAATTATTGCAAAGCTAGATGCTTTCTTCGATCAAATAGATCGTTTTCCTTTATGGTTGCAAGGTTTAATTATTGGGGGTTATAGTTCTGTTTTAGGTATTAAAGGTGTTTCAGCATTTAAGAAAAAGTAGTATCATGTCCAAATGGACAAATTAAAAATTGATGCAGTAATCACAGATTTAGAACTACAAGTAGAAACAAGTAACAATCCTTATGGTAGTTATGTTAGCTTTACATTTATAGATACTTACCCATACTTTACAAAAGTTAATGAGATGGTCGAAGAAATTAAAAGACGAAGTGATGTTGATTTAATCAATTACGAATACACCTATAAAAAAATTCACAAAAATACAGATTTAAAATATTTTGATCTAACTAGAAATTAGGGCAGTTTACAACCAGTTAAGAAACTACCCTAATCTCAAACTAAAGTAATAAGAGAGAGAAAAAACTACTTTAGTTATCTTGGGTCAATTCAACGAGATAGTCGTTTATAAAAACTATCTTTATTCTTCCCAAAATTCTTTTTAACAAGTGGCCAACTCTCGCTGACCACTCTATCTACTAAACACATATATGGGGAGCAAATCAATATATCGTTAATAGAATTCATTAAACTTTTCCTACTAAAGCTAAATCTCTTTTTAATTCAGATTGTTTAAGACTCACATACTTATCTAAATTATTATAATGGTATCTAGCTTTAATTAATTCTTCTTCTGCGTCAGCATAATTTTTTACAACTTCTTTATATTCTACATCTGTTCTGGCCTTATGTTCAGCCTCTATAACAGTTTTAGTATCTAGCTTGTATTTAAGAAAGAGTTTAGAGTAAGTAGCTTTACGACCCTCATCTAATATAATTACTTTCTTATGCCAATCAGCCCATCTTTCTGATGCTCTTTCTAGTTCTTCATAAGATTTAAAACTTAGACTCATATCAATATAACTCCTAATATAAATCCTATTAAAAAAATTACATATTCTCGTCTATAATTTTCTTCTATTTCTTTCCAATCTTGTGGTGTCTTTCCAAATATAATCATGGGTATAATAACATCTCCTCTGCCTCTTGTTCTAATTGTTTTATTTGTTGTTTAAAGCTATGACTTTGTTTTTCTAAAGCATCTATTTTTTTGTGTAAGTTTTTGTTTTCTAAATACATAGCTTGTAATTCCTCAACCTTAAAAGCGAAATCTTTTTTAAGATTAAAGAAATCGCTAATAAGTTTTTCTTGAGTATCAGATAGTTCTGATAATGCTTTATCTAATTTAGCCATTAAAATGGAATCTCATCATCCATATCACTCATCTTCTCAACAGGCATAGCATTATCTGGTGCTGATGGTTGGGCTTGAGTCATTGGTTGAGGTGTGTACTGAGGCATAGTTTGGCCTACAGGTTTAAATCCATCAACATTAGCTTGTGGCTTATAAGGTTTAATCATAACCAAACAAATTATCTGCTCAAGATTACCTTTAGCATATTGAGGTGGATTTTGCATTTCCTGAGTCTTAGTCATATATTTTAAAACATAACCAGCTTTAGTATATTCTTGAACTTCAGGTGTGTTAAACCAATCATTAACTTGTGATAAACCATATTTTCTTTTGGTTAAGCTACAAGTAAATTTAACTTTACTTGCCTCTCCAGAATACTCATACTTTGGGCTTTGGTTTCCTGTAGGGAACAATCTCATTTGTAACCCACAAAAAGGTTTATCGAATTTAGTTTTTTCGTACATTTGCTTTTCCTTTTTTTAGTTGATTGTATTTTCGTACTGACTCGTTAAACATTAACTCGGATTTATGACAACTTAGTAATCCAAGAAATGCTTTTAAGTGTTCCTTTTT